TCAGGCGAACTCGGAATAGCTTGTAGATTATCATATGACTTATCCACTTGCAGATACACTGAACATGAAATTAAAGGATTACCAGTTTTCAACCCAGCCTCAGATTTTTGATGGTGGGTATGAACACCCATGGTATAAACACCTGAAAAAACCTAATCCACCAACTAAAAAACAAGTAGAAAAAGCCAAATTTGTTGATAAAACCTATCAATGGCAGACAAGAAAATAGCGTTAATATTTGACCTTGAAGCTAATGGGCTTTACCAAGATGCAACACAAATACACTGCATTTCATACTATGATTCAGCTGCTAATGAAACATTCTCGTTCAATGACCAATGCCCAGGAAAGGGTCTTTCGAGTTCTATCACTAGTGCAGTTCAGTACTTGGCACAAGCTGATTACCTCATTGGCCATAATATTATTGGCTATGATCTTCCACTTATTAGGAAGCTTTATCCCTTCTTCAATCCCACTGGCACTATTGTTGATACACTCTTACTTAGTAGGTTGTATCATAGCAGACTTATGCTTGTAGATAAGGAGAAGAATTGGAAGCATATGCCTTTACAACTCTATGGACGGCACTCACTCGAAGCTTATGGCTATAGATTAGGCGAGTACAAAGGTAATTTTAGTAAAGTTACTGATTGGAAAGAGTGGAGTCAAGAGATGGAAGATTATTGTACACAAGATGTAAACGTCACTAGACGCTTATGGAAACATTTCCTCCCCTACCTGAATGGATTACGTTAGAACATCAGGTAGCTACCATACTAACGCAACAAGAAATTCATGGATGGTACTTCGATGAGAAAGCAGCTAGAGAATTGGAATCAACTCTCCGCACAGAACTGGAATCAACTCAAGCCAAGCTTCGAGCAGACTTCCCTTACGTTGCCGGAACAGTTTTCACGCCCAAGCGAGACAACCAGAGAACTGGCTATGTCAAAGGCGTGCCGTT